ATGTACCAACCGACAGACGACGTGTACCAATCTCAGATGGCAACGATCAGAACGCGTAAAAAGGCCGATGGCAGCAGCAGCTACCTCGTCCAGATCCGCATTAATCGCGACAAGGTGACAGTCTACCAAGAGAGCCAAACGTTCGCCCGCAAACAGGCTGCAGTGGCCTGGGCGAAGCGACGGGAAACCGAGCTGTCTGAGCCTGGTGCTATCGAGCGCGCCAACCGGGTAGGGCACACGGTCAAGCACATGATCGACCGTTACCTGGTCGAGGCAGAGAAAGCCCGGCCTCTGGGCGAGACCAAGCGACGCACGTTGAACGCCATCAAGAACAGCTACCTGGGTGAGATGGTCGATTCCGACATCAGCCAGCAGGTGCTGGTGGACTATGCCCTATGGCGCATGAGTCCCGCAGGCGGTGGCATCAAACCACAGACAGCCGGCAATGATCTGGCTCACCTGGGTTCAGTGTTGTCGCTTGCTAGGGCTGCGTGGGAGTATGAGATCAACCCCCAAGCTATGCCCGACGCACGCCTTGTCCTGAAACGCCTCGGCTACAACATGAAGAGCCGGGAGCGGGATCGCAGGCCAACGCTTGAAGAACTCGACAAGGTGCTTGAGCATTTTTTCGAGATGCTTGCACGGCGTCCGACAGTGATTCACATGCCGAAGGTCGTGGCGTTTGCCATCTTTTCTACGCGCCGCATGGACGAGATCGCTCGCATCATGTGGGAGGATCTGGATGAGCACCGCCAGGCGGTGAAAGTGCGGGACATGAAGAACCCCGGGCAGAAGATCGGTAACGATGTGTGGTGCCATCTGCCGGATGAGGCGTGGGCGATTGTGCAAAGCATGCCGCGTCAGTGCGCTGAGATCTTCCCTTACAACACCGACTCAATCGGCACGGCCTGGTCCAGGGGATGCAAGATGGTTGGCGTGGAGGACCTGCATTTTCACGACCTGCGCCACGAGGGTGTGAGTCGGTTGTTCGAAATGGATTGGGATATTCCGCGTGTATCGAGTGTTTCTGGTCATCGTGACTGGAACTCGTTGCGGCGTTACACCCATCTCAGGGGACGTGGTGATCGATATATGGAATGGAGTTGGCTAGAACGGATCATACAGGCGCCAGTCACCCTAGGCGCCAGGGTTGGGTAATTGGTTGGGGGTATGCACATAGTTGATCACTACTTGTACTCGTCTTGACGAGGAAGTTTCTCAGACCAATCTAATGCGTTGCATCCGTTGATCGACACGAAGCGGCCATGATCTGCCCTGCGCGTAACACCGCCAATCCGGCTCTCCGTAGTGGTCGCTTTCGACCTAGGCTGTGTGGAAACTCAAACGGATCAGTGAAGTGCATGAACGTACGAGAAATCTGAAGTGGTCTAGCTCTTTGCTAACCCAGGGTTCGTGCAAGCGCGAACCCTGGTGGTTTTTTAACCAGCTGGATCGCGAAGGGTGTTCAGCGCAGCCTGGACTCAATGCTGCCGCTCACCTAGAACAGCTATCTGGAGTGGAGCCCGGTTGTCCGCGCTATTCGGTTTTGCAGAATTCCGACAGGGCTAACTGGGCGCTGTAGTTGCAGGCCCGAGGCGTCAAGCTCGACAGGCGAACGTTCGCTGGTGGCAGGTACTGTACTGCTGAGTGGACAATGCGCCGCGCGTTTGTTGGTAGGGGGTGGATAACACAGCTGACAGCTCTGTGGGAAATGGAGTGACAGCTGCTTAGATAGTTGAAATTTTGCAAAGTTGACGGGTAAAATAATTACAAGCTAGGGCAAATAATTTTAAATTTTAACTTTATTGGAATTTGGGGGAGAGAGATGCAGAGTGGGACCAAGGTTGGAATCGTGACAGGTGTGGTTTCTTCTCTTCTGGTTATTTATCTGATCGAACCTGTTCTGAAGTTGCTAGGCGCAGCGGTATATTACTCCATAGGCTGGGTCAGTGCTGGGTTTTGGGATTCCCTATATGTCAAGGCTGCACTGGGAGTCCCAAAAGACCCGGCATTGACAATTTTCATTCTCGGAGTTGGTGGCTTTGTGGGGGTGACGGTTGGAGTGTCAACGGCCATGATTAGAAATCATTGGAAGAAACCGTCCAGAGTTACATTAGAAAGTTATGCGGCTGGGAGTGACTTAGGCGCGCATGCTATTCCTAGGTCGTTAGTGGTAATTATGTTTTTGATGATGAGCTATGCACTATTGATGTTGTCGTACGCTGCATTTACATATAACCTGCAGTACAGTATAATCACATCCTTTGATCAGCACGTCAGAATTATTGCGCCTTACATTGAGATTCGTGAAAAGGATGTTCTGATGAGCGATTTTTCGCGCATGCAATCAAAAAAGGATTATGAGCGAATCTATGAAAAAATCAACAAAATTGCCAATGGTAACAATCTAACATTGCCAGAAAACCCTTCATATAATTTCTGGGCGCTGTGATTTTAATCTGGTGCTTAATAGTATCTTCCCTGGAAGGGCCTGCACTATCACATAGAGATTTTGGCCCTTCCGCCGTTCCGATCCAGCCGATTTAGAGGGCGGGTTGATAGCCGCCGATAGTAGGCGGCCATCGAGGCATGGTAGCTGAAGCGTATTCGACTGGTTGAAGGGGTGGATGCAGTCAAATGTTCCATGAGCACAGCTGACACTGACCAAGCGGGGGTGCAGTCTCGGTATCAGTCTGCCCGTTACCTCTTATTCAATTGTGCACACTCTTTTCGTGCAGCATCTCGCTGCTGGTCCAGGTAGAGAGCCAGATCGGCAATGTGTACGCCTCGGGCGCTCTTCTGACTCGGTTCAAGCCGGGTGATCGGCAGCTTGATCTCTCCGGCCAGCACCTTGCGTTGGAATACAAGCGGCGTTAGGTGCGTAAAGTAGTCAGCGCACACCTGTTCGAGCGTGATAATCGCTGTACCGTTGTATTGCGCCATCAAAACAAAGGCTGTGTTCATGCAAAGCCCTCCTTTTCCTGCGAGTTGATTTCTTCAGCGCCGGGGCGAGCGGGTTGGCGATCTCCACTGAGCCGGATTAGCACCTGCTTGTTGGCAAGATTGAATAACTCGGCGGCGGTAACTGGCGTGAGGGATTGCTCGAAGTTTCGCACGGCGTCAAACCGAGTGCGGTACAGCCCGGCCTGGCCGAGCCAAGCGGCGGCTCGCTGGTATACATTGGGCGTAGGCAATTCATTGGGCTTCTCATGCTCGACCAGCTGCATAGCTTGGTTGTAAGTCAGCACCCGGCCATTAAAGTACCAGGAGGGATTGTCCGCGTCTGTCAGGATCAAAGTATCCAACAGCGGCACGGGGGCGCCTGCGGTCCAATTGTCGTGGATATGCCACAGACCGAGGGCCTTGGCGATAGCCTGGGCATTGGTAGATTTGCCGCACCCTGCTGGGCCATGCACGATGCAACTGCGTGGGATGGTAGCGGTCATGCGGCAGCTCCTGAGGTAGCGGCGCTACCAAGGTTGACGCGAAGTTGCTCGTGAATCCGCTTGGCCAATCCGTCAATCAACTCTGCCTGTGCGCCTGCCTTGATGGCTTCCGACTCGATCCTCAATGCTTTGAACGTACGTTGGGCTAGGCGCATCGTAGACGAGGCGCTAACAAGCCTCTCGTAGTCCTTCTTAGTCACGGCCAGCCCGGTGTACGACATGATGCGGGCTTCAAGCTCAGCAATACTGGCTTTGAGGTTAGCCACTGTCAGATGGTGCTTGCGTTGTACTGCCTCAGCCTGGATGCGTGCCTCGTCCAGATCTGCCTGCAGACCTTTGATCTGCAGCTTCAGATCAGCTCTTTGCTGCTGTCTGCCCGCGTCGACGCCGTGGAGGAAGGCACGATGTCTTACCTTCGGAATGATGAAGGTGAGGGCAATCAGGCTGACTAGCCATACGATCCCCAAAGCGAGTACTTGCTGATGCGGTTGCATGCGCTGTGCTCCGAGATAGCCCGCCACCGGGCAAGGTGAGAGTCGGTGGCGGGCTGGATGCCCCTGATGGCCGGGGCCGCCTGGTTCAGGCGGATTGCTTATCGCGCTCTGCCTGACGGTCAAGGTAATCGGCCAGGTTGTGCAGATAAATCACGTATGAGGCTTTCTTAGAGCAGTCAATCTTGCTCACGCGAAGACCAATCCGCCCTTTATTGATGAGTTCTTTGAAGCGCCTGTCTGACCCGATGTGGGAGAAGTAGCGCTCTCTCACAGCGGCCAGTGTCGGGCAGGGCGTGGAGAACTCAGCGCGTAGTTGATCCAGAGTGCTCATGCGCATTTCCCGAGATCGTCGGGGCCGGGCTGAAGCTTGGCGTGCACGGCTGCTGCGAGTTGCTCTTTGCTGGAGCCAGTGACAGCAACGCAGACGTCGCCCTGGTCGTTGGTCACGACTGCGCCAAGGGGAAGTTGGCGGTTGACGGTGGCGATGACGTAGGCGGTTTGACCCGACTGCAGCACTTCTTCGACGCAGACCTGTGCCTCCATCAGTGCCAGCGCTTGTTCCGATTGGGCGCCGGTGTCAGCCCGTCCATTCGCAAGGTCCTGCACGAAGTCTCGTAAGGATTGACACTTGGTGGACAGCGCACGGGGAAGGGTGAGGCTGCTGCTGAGCGGGCCCACGGACACTTTGATGCAATGGTGTGTGCTGTCGTTTTCAATCTCGATGTGGGCATCGACAGTGACTTCAGGACGCTGCAGTCTGCACGTCGCCGTGCCTCCGTGATCCAGAGTGCGCTGCAACAACATGATCTGACGCAGAGGAATCTGGAAGTCGGTCATGCTGCACCCCCGTCGGCGGGGATAGCCTGAGTTTTGCCGTTCAAAGCGACGACCAGTTGCAAGCCAGTGCTGCGCTGGAAAGCCTGGATTCTTGCAGGGCTACTGCAAGCGGTTGGATGAATCAGGACCGCTGCCGGTCCACTTCGCTGTGCTGTTTTCATTTTGTCTGTGTCCTAGGTGTGAGAGTGGGCACAGACAGAAATTAGCAAAAGCTAATTTTTATATCAATAGCAGATGCTAAATTAGCAATACGTCGTTGCTCCCCGGCATGTCCCCCGGTGTGAGGCAACGTTGAACGGTTAGAGCTTCTTGGCGTTCCAGGCCAGCAGAACGCGGGCTTGGATGTGCATCCGCTCGATCATCGACTCATCAATGGTGATGGGGGGGTAGATCGGGTTGTCGGAGATCATCCGTAGCTGGCCACCGGTTAGGCGCTGCAGACGCTTGATATAGAGATCACCTTCCAAGGTGAAGACATAGATAGCGTCGGTTCGAACTTCGGAAATTCCACGATCCACCAGAAGGGCGTCGCCGTCAGCGAATGTACCCGACATGCTGTCGCCATCGCCGGTGATGATGGCTAGGTTTTCAACCTTTGAGAAGGTGAGGCCCTGCATCCTCAGCCAATCGAGATGGACCGTCATGTCGCGGATGACTTCAATGTGCATTTCTGGGGCTACCTTGCCATGGCCCATTGATCCCGCGATATCGAGGTACGGAATCAACACGAAGTTCTTGTCCTTTGTGGCCCTGGTGGGCAGGCGAACGACGTTCGTAGGGGCTGCGTTGGAGGGCTCCTCCGCAGGAGGAGATGTCAGCATCCCTGCCGCAAGTCCTATTTTGACTTCCAGATTTCGCGCAGCTTTCTCGCCCAGCTTCCGGTGGCCGTTGAGTAGCTGCGAAAGGTACGACGCATCTAGGTCGTGAGCCTCAGCGAATTCCTTCTGGCTCAGCTTGCCCATGATCGTACGGAGTGAGGCGATACGCCTTTCATTTATGTCCATGCCGTGATGATTGCTTTCCGTTAGCAAACAGTAAATTACGATCTGCTATTGCCTAGATAATTAGCAATTGCTAATCTGCCTGCCAATGGAGGCCCTATGACGCTCAGCGATTACCTAAAGACCATGAACAAGGAGGGACTGGATGCCCTCGCACAGCACTGCGGGACTTCAGTAGGTCAGCTCAAGCAGGTGGCCTACGGGAACCGTCGGGCGAGTGCGGGCTTGGCTGTCAGCCTGGATCGGGAAACAGGCGGGGAGATTCGATGTGAGTCGCTCCGTCCAGACATTGATTGGGGGTACTTGAGGCAGGAAAAAAAGTAGGACCGCTGAGCCAGGACTCTCACCTCCCGGCCCAGCTATGACAGTGCTACGCATCGTCACTCCCATCGTCCGGCAGCCTCTCTCACAAGTGCGACCGGACGACTGTTACCGCATGCAATACACGCACAGCACAGCGCGGATTTACGCAAAGCAAAACGGTCGTGGCTGTAGGATAGGGGTTACCCCTTCTTGTGGCTACACCGTAAACCGAGGATTTACGGTTATGAGTCGCATCGATCTTTTGCCGGACGCAGGTCCGGTTCTCGCATTGCGTCAGGCGCTCTATCGCGCCGGTCGTGACTATCACGGTGGTATCACAAAATTGGCCTTCGACATGGTCATGGATGTGGACACCCTGCAGAAGAAACTTCACCCCACTGAAGAGCGACGTTGGCCCAGTCCGGACGAGATCGAGGAGATTGTTCGCTGGACCGCGGACCCTCGTCTGCTTGATGCCCTTGTTCGTCCGGCGGGCGTGGTCTGGTATCAGCCTGAACCTGTACCTGCGACGAATGCAGCGCTTCATGCCGTTGCCAAGCTGCTGGAAGAATCCGGTGAATTCGTCGGTAGCCTGCACGACGGAGCTGCTGACAACGTCTGGACGGAAACCGAAGTGATCGACCTTGAGCACCGGGGGATGGATGTGATCCGCCAAGTCCTGGCCATCATGGCCGGGGCCCGCCAAGCCATGGAGGACGAAGCCCATGGCTGATGCCGTTGATTTTGCAAACGACCACGCCGAGTACTTCCTGCAGCTGTCATTGCGGCGTCTTGCTCGACTTCCCGACAAGCCAAGCGCACAGTTCTGCGAGGACTGTGACGACGCGATACCTCTGGCCCGCCAGCAATCGGTTGCAGGATGCGAAACCTGCATCGACTGCCAGAGCCTGCGGGAGCGCCGGAGATGAGCGAGCGCCCAACACGTGCAACCGCTGATTGGGCGCGGCGTTACATTGAAACCTTCGATCTCGCACTCGTTCCGATTGAGCCAGGTGAGAAAGGGCCAAAGGGCGCTGGTTGGAACAAGCCTGGCGGGTACTTCACCGACCCGTCGAAGGCCGAGGCGTTCTGGAGCGCGAACCCGAGCCATAACCTCGGTGTTGTGCTTGGGCCTAGTCGTGTCTGTTCGCTCGATGTTGACGACGTCGAGCTAACGCGGCTGGTCCTTCAGCAAACATTGGATCTCAATGTTGACGCCCTGGCCGAGGAATATCCCACCTCTGTCGGAAACCCTGAACGCTTCCGCGTGATGTTTCGTGTGCCAGAAGGCGTGGAATTAAGCCGCCACGCACTGGTGTGGCCGAACAGGAATGACCCTGATGGCACTATCTACAAGGGGTTGATGGCGCAAGTAAAGGCTGCCATGCAGAGCGGTGACGCGACCCGCGAAGCAGCGTTCCGCATGGCGGCTGAACCGTTCAAAAAGGTGACCGTGTTCGAGTTGCGTGGCGGTTTGGTGCAGGATGTCTTGCCGCCATCCATACACCCAGGTACTGGTAAGCCTTACACGTGGAAGACCCCGCCGGCTGCAGAAGGGCTGCCTGGATTGCCGACCGATCTGTTAGAGATCTGGCAGGACTGGGATGCCTTCAAGGTGCAGGGAGAAAGCGTGTGTCCGTGGAAGCCGAAGGCCCCAAAGCCTTCATCGGTTTCTCGGCTTAGTGCCAGGCCAACATCCCCAACGGCTAGGTCAGCTGACCGGCTTCCAGAGGTGATTCCTGAGTTCAATCGGGTTCATGACATTGCAACCATGATCGAAGCCCATGGCTACAAGCGTATCGATGGCAAGTGGCTGAGCCCGCACAGCAGTTCAGGCCAGCCAGGGGTGACGATCACGGACGGCAAACTCTATTCGCATCACACATCGGATCCGTTGGCTAACGGACACAAGAATGATGCGTTCGATGTCTTCTGCATCCTTATGCACGACGGTGATCAAAGGGCGGCGACTAGGGCAGCGGCTCAAATCCTCGGCATAGATGCGAAGTCTCGGCCGCCGGCGCCTCCACCATTAGGCAAACTTCCCCGCGCCCCATCGGATGAAGAAGCCCCCAGCCCGGCCGGCTCCTCGGTCAAAGGGGGGAACGGGGGTGACACCTTGGATATCGACGGTGCGATACGCCGGTTTGCCCTGGTGGAAGGAACCACCAGCGTGTGGGACTTGGACAAGGGTAGGGCGATGAAGCGGGCAGGGTTCGAAGCTCTGGTTGGGAAGCCGCTGGCTAAGGAGTGGGTAGAGCGCACTGACAAGAAGCTGATCGGTTCTGAGCAGGTGACGGAGCTTGAACAGGCTCGGAAGATGTCCAGCAAGAAGGGTGGTGCGCTGAAACTGGAGCCGCTGGATCGGTACATCTATATCGACGGTACGAAAGAAGCCTGGGATCGTGAGAAGAAGCGCCGCCTGCCCGAGGGTAGCGTCAAGATGGCCTTGGGTGATGCCTATCAGCTCTGGCTGAACAGCCCGGATCGTCGGGTGGTGGACGTTGACCACATCGTGTTCGACCCGACGATGACAAAAGATCCTGCGATCTACATCAACACTTTCGAGGGCCTGCCGCTTACCCCGGTGCGCGATGACGCTGCCTGCGAGAACCTGCGCTGGCTGATCGCGTTCCTCTGTAACAATGACGAGGAAGCCCTGAATTGGTTGATCAAGTGGCTCGCCTACCCGCTCCAGCACATGGGTGCGAAGATGGACACCGCGATCCTCTTTCATTCGACCATGGAGGGCTCGGGTAAGAGCTTACTGTTCGCAGACATCATGGGCGAGTTGTATGGCAGATACAGCGCCACGGTAGGGCAGGCGCAGTTGGAGGGCAACTTTAACGCTTGGCAGAGCGGCAAGCTGTGGGCGGTATTCGAAGAGGTTGTAAGTCGGGATCAGCGATACAACCAGGTCGGCAAGATCAAGCACATGATCACCGGCAAGACGGTGCGCATGGAGTCCAAGTTCATCAATGGCTGGGAAGAGTCCAACCACATGAACTCTGCATTCCTGAGCAATGAAATCATGCCGTGGCCGATCAGCGAAGACGACCGCCGGATGCTGGTGATGTGGCCCTTGGAGACGTTACCCCCTGAAAGGCAAAAGGCGATTGCCGCAGAGCTGGCCAACGGTGGCGTGGCTGCATTGTATGGATGGCTTCTAGACGTCGACCTCGAGGACTTCAATCAACGTACGCGTCCGCCGAAAACAGAGGCACGTCAGCGTCTCGTTGAGCTGAGCCGCACGGCCTGGCAGACCTTCTACCACCTCTGGCGCAATGGAGAGCTCGGCTACGGCCTTTGGGGCTGCTGCCTGACTTCAGATGTGTACGCCATGTTCATCGAATGGTGTGCTCACAACAAGGAGCATGCCATGAGTCAAACCAAGTTCTCGCTGATGTTAAGCGCGAAGGTGGAGAAGACGAGGGCTATACCCTGGTCTGACTGCTCCACAGAGTGCGTAACCCGCCGATTTGCAGCGTTCTTCATGCCCTCCGATGGTGATCCTTCCCTACCCCCATCCATGAATGCGGCCGTGCTGGGGAAGAACGTGCGTGAGTGGCGTGAGCGAGCAAAGCTCGCAGGCTGGACGGTGGAAGCCTGGGACCACATAAAAAGGGTGGCTGCATGAGTGCGCCAGCAAGTGTGTTGGGTGTGTTGGGTCAGTGTTGGGTTAATTTTATCAAGCCAACACACATGCAGCCCCCGGAATTCGTGGCTCTCGGTCAGCCTGTGTTGGGTGTGTTGGGTTCGCGCACGCGTGCGCGCATACGATCTTTAGCAAGCACCGAAATCATGGAAGGAAAAAATCTCCATGCGAGCCCTGAAAAACCCACCACACCCAACACACTCAACAAAGGTAACTCTAATACTTTGAATTTATTGAGTTTCTTGTGTGTTGGGTCTGTGTTGGGTTGGCCAAATGTGTGTTGGGTGCTGAATTTGGAGGTAAAACGATGAACATGGACGCACGCAAAGGCCCTCAGCGCGAAATGCAGTTGGCCCAGCACATCAAGGAAATGGCCGAATTGATTGATCAAACCGAGCGCCTGCACTTGGTGGCCGGTCTGATGCAGCACTGGGGAGAGCAGCGCAGGCAGCTTGGGCTTGGAGCAAGCATCGGCAGCCAAATGGGTACGATCATGGAATGGAAGGGATCGGCGCCACGCACCGGTGCCTCTGGTGCACGAATACTGGTATCAGGTGCAGGCCTGGACCATGCCGCTGCCGAAGTCGATGCGGCGGTGACCGAATTAGCCCGCCGTGACGAACGCGGAGCAACGCTGGCCAAGCTGGCCGAGCTGAGGTACATGGAGCTGGCCACCATCAGGGTGCAGATGCGGGAGGTCGGACTTGGCGAGCACGCCGACCGTACCTATCGGAACTGGGTGAAGGCGCTGCATCTGCAGGTCTTCTCTGTGCTTGCCGCCCGCGCAGGCCGCGTCCGACAGCAGACCGTTCGTCGGGTGGGGATGCGACTTGCATGCAACATGAATGACAGATAACCACCACATTGCAACGTACCGAAAATAGGCCCTTTTCGGTTTTTCCGGTGACCTGTAAAAAGTCCCCACGATATCAAAAGTGCGCTTAGGCGCTTCCCCCACAAGCACTGTGTTGTGCAACCGGCCCCGACCTATCGGTGCATCGAGAACCCTGCCCATCGGCGGGGTTTTCTTTTTCCGGCACTTTGCTTTGCCAACGAGGCTTGAATGAACAGCGAGCAACAAGCGTTAGCCGAACTGCCGATCTGGATGGTGATTGTGCTGTCCCTGGTCGGCGGTGTTTCGGGAGAAATGTGGCGGGCCGACAAGGCGGGCGCTCGCGGGTGGGGGCTGGTTCGCCGGTTGGCACTGCGGTCTGGTGCCTGCGTCACCTGCGGCCTGTCGACCAACATGCTGCTGTATGCGTTGGGTGTTTCGGTGTGGGCGGCTGCAGCGGTCGGATGCCTGACCGCCATGGCCGGCGCCGATGTGGCGATCAATCTGTATGAGCGCTGGGCCGCCAAGCGGTTGGGCATCGAGCAGGTGCCGCCACAGGCCGGAGAGCCGGGGCAGTGACACGACCGGCAGCCCCGGTGGTGCCGGGGGACCCTGGCAACTTGGCCGGGGTACGGGACTGGGAACCCGCGACTATTTGTTAGCCAGGGTTTTCGTAGCTTACTGAAATTTCAATGAATTGCGCACGTGAGCGCTGTTTGAAATATCTACCCAGAGTTCGGGTGTCCTACGAATGGGAGGTGTGTTTATATATTGGCTTGTTTCCCTTGACGCGAGAAAGCCATGGCCCACCACGCCCTAGCGCAGAGCATTTGCCTGCAAGCAATCGATGTTTTCAATGAGATGTACGACGGAGCTCTAATTCAAGCCGGCCCGATGAGGGTTCCTGGCGCGAGTGCGTTCACTATTGACTGCAAGAAGACGCAGCATCGTTTGATCGTCACCACTCTCGACAATAATCCTGAAAAGTGTGCAATCGCCCTGACTGATCTGAGCGAGTCGAGCAATGATGATGACCTCCCACACGACGTACTGCCTGTTGCGAAATTGGATGTCTTGACTGTGGTTAAGTACATGGAAACCAAATTCGCTAAGTAACCCGCTCGACCCGGCTGGGTGGGGCGGTTGGCATCCCCCTTCCAGCTGCGCGGTAAATTCATGGTTCATATCGAGTATCTTTCCAAGAGCGCATTCGCTGCTCGAATAGGTAAGTCACCTAGCTATGTAACGTGGTTGAAAGACCACAACCGTCTCGTATTGGCACCAGACGGAAAGCAGGTAGATGTTGTCGCCACAGAGGCTCTCATTAAAGAAACCTCAGACCCCAGCAAGGCTGGTGTCGCCGCCCGACACGAAGAAAACCGCATCGAGCGCGACGTCCGCAGCCAGCTTACACCCGCCTGCGAGGCACCTCAGATGCAGCCAGTGACTCAGCAACCAGGGAAGGGCTTGGACTTCCAGAAGGCGAGGGCGCATCGCGAGTTCTACCTCGCCCAGCTGGCGGAGGCAGAGTTCAACAAGGTGCAAGGCAACTTGGTCGAGCGCAAGTCTGTGGAAGACGCAGCCTTTACGGCCGGTCGCACACTTCGCGACCTGGTGTTCGGTCTTGCACCCCAGCTTGCTGCAGAGCTGACTGGGATGAACGATTCCTGGGAAATCGAGAAACATCTCACCGGTGCCTTTCGCCAAGTCTTTGAAGACGCGGCGAAGATGAGCGACGCCGATCTTGAACAAGCCATGACACAGAGCTGAGCCTATGCCCACCGGATACGCGGATGGTGCCAAGGTGTACCGCGAAGCGTATGGCCGTGGGCTGAAGCCCGACCCCGAATTGTGGGTGGACGAATGGGCTGACGAGTACATGCGCATCCCGCGTGATACTGGTGCAGCCGAGCCCGGCAAATACCGCACGGCGCGGACGCCGTATGCCCGTGAACCTATGCGCTGCCTATCACCAGCGCATCCCTGCAAGCGCGTCATAACCATGGTCGCCTCGCAGCTGATGAAAACTCAGATCGCCTTGAACTGGATTGGGGCGCTGATCCATATGTCTCCCTCGAACATCCTGACGTTACTGCCAAGCCTCGCCCTGGCCAAGCGGGTGTCAGCACGGATCGGGAAGACCATCGCCGCAACGCCAGAGCTGAAAGCGCGAGTGGCGACCTCCCGTTCACGGGATGCACGTAACACCATGGACACCAAGGAGTTTGAAGGGGGCACGCTGTACGCCACCACGGCTGGCTCGGCCTCCAACCTTGCAGAGCTGGCCGCACGATTCATCTACGGCGACGAGATCGACCGGTGGGACGTCGACGTCGATGAAGAGGGGGACCCAGTTGACCTGGCTGAAACCCGGGGAAGTACCTTTGGCCGGAATGCCAAGTTCTATTTCTCCAGTTCGCCCACTATCAAAGGTGCATCGCGGATCTCTGACCTGTTCGAGATGAGTGACCAACGGTACTACTACGTCCCGTGCCCGACCTGCGGTCACATGCAGGTATTGGAGTGGGAGAACCTGCTTTATTCAGCCGATTTCCAGACAGTCCACTACAGGTGTTCATCTGGCGATTGTGATGTGCTGATCGAGGAACACTACAAGGGCGAGATGCTCGCCAAGGGTGAATGGCGCTCGACCACCCAGGGCGATGGGGAAACGGTTGGTTTCCACCTCAATGCTCTGTATGCCCCGCTCGGTTGGACCTCATGGGCTGATCTGGCCAAGCAGTTCGAGAAGGCCAAGCGCGCCCAGGACCGGGGTGACCTTGAACCCATGCAGGTGTTCTACAACACCCGTCTGGCGAAGGTTTGGGACAGCGCGGTCGAGCAGACCAAAGCTGAGGTGCTGCAGGCGAGGGCGCTGCAAGAGGACTACGTTCTAGGCACCTTGCCAGTTGGGGCACTTGCATTGACCGCCGCCGTTGACGTACAGGCCAACCGCCTGGAACTGATGACAATGGCCTGGGGGGCCGGGATGGAGCGCTGGGTAGTTGATCACCAGGTTATCCCAGGTGATCCGGCTGATGAGCGTACTTGGGAATTACTGGATGAACGTCTAAAGGTCCGGTACCGGCACCCCTGTGGTGTGAGCCTGGGGATCCTGGCCACTGGCATCGACTCCGGCGGTCATCACACGCATGAGGTGTATCAGTTCACACGCGTACGCCGCTGGCGCAACGTGTTCGCGCTCAAGGGCGCGAGCAAGCCTGGGCGCCCGGTGATTGCTCAGCGGCCGTCCCAAGTGGATGTCACTTGGAAGGGGCAAACGGAGCGAAACGGCGCGGAGCTGTGGATCGTCGGGACCGACACGGCTAAGGACTGGATCTACAACCGCTACAGCTTTGAGAAGGGGCCTGGCGCGCTGCACTTCGCCAAAGACCTGCCGGATGAATTCTTCAAGCAGTGCGTGGCCGAGCGGAAGATCGCCCGTTACGTAAAGGGCTACAAGCGAATCGAGTGGGTAAAAGGCAAGGCCGACCGCAACGAAGCGCTCGACCTGATGGTGTACAACTTGGCCATGGCCAACTTTCTCGGCCTTCACCGCTACGGCGAGCAGGACTGGGACAGGCTGCGGCAGGCGCTCGCTCAGGCCAACTTGTTCGAGCAAGGCGAACCGGAGCCAGCCCGGCCCCAGGCTAGCGAGCCTGATGACGACCTGGATAACGAAGTCGAGTCGCCGGGTTCCGCGCCTGTTCCAGTCAAGCGCAACGATCCCCCACCACCGCCGGCTCCACGAGCCGCACTCCAATCCATGCAACGCCGCAGCTCCAGCAGCGGCTATCTCAAGAGACGCTGACATGGCATATACAAAGGCCCACCTCGACGCGGTCGAGCGGGCGATTGCGCGTGGTGAGAAGACCGTCCGGTACACCGACCGCACCGTTGAGTACCGCACGGTTGACGAGCTGATCCGGGCTCGTGACTTGATCCGCACTGAGCTAACTGCCGCTGCCGGGCCCCGGTCCCGGGTGATCCGCATCTATCACGGGGGTAAGGGGCTTTGAGCGGACGATACCTATCCCTTGGGCGTTCGGGAATTTTGGTGCCTGAGCGTATCAAGGCCAGCTATGAAGGCGCTGCCGAGGGGCGGCGCTCATCAGGGTGGGACGCGCCGGACACCGGCGCAAACAGCCTGATCATGCCCGCGTTGAGGAACCTGCGGTCACGCTCGCGCAGTGCAGTGCGCAATGATCCCTATGCCGCCAACGTCATTGATAAGCGCGTCAGCAACCTGATCGGCACCGGGATCACACCGCACCCGCGATTGCTGGACAAGGCGGTGCGCAAGGCAATGCAGGAACTGTGGGAGGACTGGGTGGATGAGGCTGATGCCGATCAACTCACCGACTTTTACGGCTTGCAAGCACTCGTAGCGCGCACCGTCGAACAGTCAGGTGAGTGCTTCATTCGCCTGCGTCCGCGCAGACCGGAAGATGGCTACGCGGTACCGTTGCAGCTGCAGTGTCTGGCGCCAGAATTCATTCCCCATGACAAGTTCGAGCTGACCCGTTCTGGCAATGTGGTCAGGGCGGGCATCGAGTTCAACGGTATTGGCCGTCGTGTGGCGTACTGGTGCTATCGCAACCATCCCAGCGATAAGTCATCGCTCAATGCGGGCTACAACCAGCTGGTGCGGATTCCAGCAGAGCAGATGCTGCATGTTTTCGAGCCTTTAGAGCCTGGACAGCTGCGCGGAGTGCCGCGTTTGGCGCCGGTCCTCAAGCGGTTGCGCAGCCTGGACAACTTCGACGATGCGGTGCTGTTTCGGCAGGAGGTCGCCAACCTGTTCGCGGGCTTCGTCCGCAAGCCGGCCCCCGATGGTGCACCTCAACTCGACATGGTCACAGGGGCGCCGGTCAAGTTCGACCGAGATGCCTTCACGCCTATGGTGGGCCTGGAGCCCGGGACGATGCAGGAGCTGCTCCCTGGGGAACAGGTCGAGTTTTCGGACCCCCCGGATGCCGGCAACAACTACCCCGACTTCATGCGGCAGCAGCTGATGGCGGCGGCCGCCGGGTCGGGGCTTCCCTACGAGCTGATGACCGGTGACATGCAGGGCGTGAACGACCGGGCGATCCGCGTGGTGCTGAACGAGTTTCGGCGGCGCCTAGAGCAGCTTCAGTTCCAGGTGTATGTCCACCAGCTTTGTCGCCCAGTACGCAAAGCCTGGTTGGACATGGCCGTGCTCGCCGGGGCTTTGGAGCTACCGGACTACCCCCAGCGCCGGCGTGAGTATCAGCGTACCCGCTGGGTGCCGCAGGGTTGGGCCTATATCCATCCGGTTCAAGACGTCCAGTCACGCAGTATGGAGATCGCTGCGGGGTTCGCATCGCGCAGCGAAGTTTGTCTGCGCAACGGGACCGACTCAGAGGTGGTGGACGAAGAGAACGCCGCCGACATTGCTCGGGCCAAGGCCCTGGGCCTCAACTACAGCAGCCTGCCGGTCATTGAGGATGATCCTGATGAGCCCGGCGAAAAGGGGAAGACATGAAACCGTTGATGCCGTTTCGCATCTTCAACAAGGCGCCCTCGGTGCCGACAGTCGAAGATCAGCATTGGTACAAGATCACTGCAGCCGTGAAGGAGGAGGGCGCTGATGGAGGTGAGCCCACCCCCATCGAAGTCTATGTTTATGGCGAGATTGGCGGGTGGGGTATTACCGCCAACCAATTTATTCAGGACTTGAAAGCGGTCGACGATGGCGTGTCGCCGGTTGTGGTGGCTTTCAACACCAACGGTGGTGACCTTTTCGAAGGGCTTGCCATCCACAATGCGCTGAGCCGCCTGGGCGAGCGCTGTACGGGCCGAGTCGATGCACTGGCCGCAAGCGCTGGCAGCGTAGCGGTATGCGGCGCACATCGGGTGGTGATGGCATCGAACGCAATCCTGATGATCCACAACCCATACACCTGGGCGGGTGGGGATGCAGAGGAATTGCGACGTGTAGCCGATGTGCTCGATCAGGCGTTCGAAGTGATCATCGCAGCCTACAAGGCTAAAGCGCCTGATATCGATGAAGCTGAATTGCGCCGTATGGTCAACGATGAAACCTGGCTCACCGCCCAGGAGGCGCTCGAACTCGGGTTGGCTGATGAGGTTGGAAATGGCCTTCAGGTCCGGGCCTGCCTTGGCCAAGGAAACGCCATGGCGCGGTACCGAAACACTCCCCAGGCGCTACTGGACCAGCTGGCAAGCAGCTTGGAACCACCCGCAGACGATCCCGCAACGCCGCTTGAACCCCCAGCGCCAAGTCCCGGTGATGCCACAGCGCTTGCATTGATGATCACCCAAGCCTGTGCGAAAGCGGGGATCAGCAACCTGGTTGAGTCTTTGATTGCCTCGACCAAACTGACCAATCCGAGCGAGGTGCAGGCCGCTTTGAATCGCGCCAAAGATATACACGGGCTCTGCGTAGCCGCTCGGTTGCCAGAGCTTACCGCTGAGTTCGTGATGGCCGGGCTGGAGCCCGATGCGGTGCGGGCGCGGTTGTTCGAGAAGGTGGTCGGCTCAGGCAAGGGAATCGAGATCGACAACAGCCTCCCCCCGGCCGATGACGAGCCAGAGAAAGTCAGGGCCCAACTACCCAACCCCTCCAGCATTTGGGCTGCCCGCCGGCAGGCCGCCAACAGAGGAGCACGACCATGAGCAGCATCCAACAGGAACCGGTTCACGCCGGGGAATTCCTGCTTTCCGAAGGACCGGGCAAAATTTCCCGCGAAGCCATCAACGTAGCCGCTGGCTCAGCACTGGTCGCCGGTCAGGTGCTCGGTCTGGTCACCACGACCGGCGAATTCACCGCCTATAACCCTGCTGCGGAAGACGGTAGCGAAAAGGCCGTCTGTATTCTCTATGCATCGTTGGGCGAGTCCGACATTACCCGGCGTGGCCGCGCAGTGGTTCGCCTTGCCGAGGTACATGAGGCCCTGCTGACCGGTGTA